TAGGAAGTTAAAATGTGGGCAAACAATATAGATGGCGAAATAAAAGTATTTAAATATTTACCAAGCAGTTGGGAGGGAGAAAATGTATATTTTAAAGGATTTGCAAGTTCACCACTTGCTGTAAGAGAACAAGAGGGTTTTTTTGAAATAGTAGATCCGCAGTATGATCCTGAAACAGAAGAGCTAGGAGAATTATATTTAGAAGATAACAAATATCATTATATTGTAAAACAGAAATAACAATGAAAGCAATTAATAATCAAGGCATAATAACAATACATCAATCTGTGCCACATACTTTACAAACACCAACAGGTACAATAATGAATGCACCTGCTTTATCAGATCAAGAACTAAAAGAAAAAGGTTTATTTGATTTAATTATACCAAATGACTATGACAATAGGATACATAATTTAGGTGAGATATATTTTGACAGTGCAGCACAATGTTTTAGAAAAGATACTAAAAACAAAACTTGGACTAAAACTCTTGCAGAGTTGAAAGAACAAGCAATAAACAACTTTAAACATAGAATAAACTATAAACTGCAAACTACAGATTGGTATATAATTAGAAATATTGACAATGGTGAAGATATACCAGGAGAGATACAAGAGGCAAGACAAGAGTTAAGAAACACATCAGATACAGTAGAACAAGAAATCAATGCACTTACTAGCAAAGCAAAAGTAGTAACGTATGATTATCCTAATATTGACTAATGAGTTTAAACGATAAATTATTAAAAGCAGAAGCAGCAGCAGGTGGAATAACTCCATCAGAACACTTTGGAGTAATGTTATACGAGGGTGATGGTTCTTCTTCTCATTCTATTAACGGAGGTAAGTTTGGAGCAGCTGCTTATTTTAATGGGGAAAATTCAAATACATCAGGCATAGTTTTAACTGATTTAAATGATTTATTAGCAGGTAAAAGTTTTTCAATTAGTTTATGGGTTAATTGTTCAAGTACACAAACAGGTGATAATGGCGAAGCAACAATAATTGGTTCTGCAGGTTCAAGTGGTGTTAATGGATTTGATATAGCGTTAAAACCAACTTCAGGATATTTATTTTTTAATTTTGGTAATCCGAATAACGATACTGTATCAACAACTGATTTAAGAGATGGTAATTGGCATCATATAGTTTTTACATACACAAGTTCACAAGCATTATTATATTTAGATGGTAGTTTGTTATTAACTGAAAATTCTCCTAATTCTTTATCAAGCATACCAAATGAAATAACTTTAGGAAAATGGTCAACAGGTAGTTATTATGCTTTAACAGGTAAAATAGACCAAGTAAGAATATTTACAAGTGTTTTATCATCATCACAAGTTTCAACACTATATGCAGAAACAGCAGCAACAGTAGAATCATTAGACCCATTATCAGAAGATACAACAGATACACTACAAGTACTTGGAGATAGTTCTTGTTTAGCGTTATATAAGTTTGAAAATAATGAAACAGATGAAAGTGGGAACTATAATGCAACTGGTACAGCGATACAATATGCAGCAGGAAGATATGGGCAAGGTGTTAATGTAAACAATGATGGCGTTGTTACAATACCTACTAATATTACAAATATAAATGACCATAGTTTATCTGTTTGGTTTATAACAAGTTCAACAGGTGGTACACAAACTATATTTGAGTTCGATACAGGAAACAGGATAATATTTAGAGCTACATCAACTGATTCTAATAAAGCTAATTTTGGTGGGGGAGGTTGGTTTGACCACGGTATATCTTTTAGTGCTGATATTTGGTATCATTTAGTTATTACTTTTAAAAGTGGAAGCCCTGCAAAAATATATGTAAATGGAAGTTTAGAACATACTACAGGAAATATTACTAAATCAGCAGCAGGTAGTGCTAATTATTTAGGTGCAAACAATGCTTCAGGAGGAAATAATTTATTAGGAACATTAGACCAATTTAGAGTATTTAATAAAGAATTATCAGCAAGTGAAGTAACTACATTGTACGAGGAAAACTCACTTGTAGCTTCTTATAGATTTGAGGGTAATAGTAATGATGATACAAGAAATCACAATGGTACAGATACAAGTGTTACGTATGAGTATGGGCTTGGATTTCAACCTGATTTAGTTTGGATAAAAGAGAGAGGACCGTTAGCTGAAAATCATAACTTAACTGATAGCACAAGAGGAACAAATAAAATTTTAAATTCAAATAATACTAATGCTGAAATAACAAGTACATCAAGAATTACATCTTTTGATAGTGGTGGGTTTACTTTAGGCAATAACAATGAAACAAATGATTCTGGTTCTACTTATGTCGCCTGGTCCTTTAAAGCAAACGGAGGAACTACAAGCAGCAATACAGATGGAAGTATTACAACTACAGTACAAACAAACACACAAGCAGGATTTTCAATAATAACATACACAGGGAATGGTACGGTAGGTGCTACGATTGGGCATAATTTAGGCTATGTTCCTAATTGGTTTGCAGTTAAAAAAAGAAGTTCAGGTGCTACAAATTGGAGAGTATATCATACATATACAGATGCTACAAACCCACAAAATTATAATGTAGAGTTTAATGGTAATGGTGCGAAAGATGACAGAACTGAATGGAACGACACAATGCCAACATCTTCGGTAATTAGCCTTAATGACCACGATTCTGTAAATGCAAGTGGTTCTGATTATGTTTGTTATGCTTGGACAGATATTAATGGCTTTTCAAAGTTTGGCGGATATACAGGTACAGGTGCAGCAGGTAACTTAATAGAAACAGGATTTGAACCTGCGTTTATAATGTTTAAAAGAACTGATAGCACAGGAGGTTGGTTAATGTTTGATAACAAAAGAAATTTAACTAATCCAAGAAATTCAAGATTAGAAGCAAACAATGATGGTGCTGAACAAGCAGGAAGTTCAAGTAAATTTGTTGATTTTTATTCTAATGGATTTGAACCACAAGTTTCAGATAGCGAAATAAACGCTTCAGGAGGTACATATATCTATATGGCATTTGCTGCTGATCCTGACACAGAAGCACCAACACTTGCAAGTAGTTTTAGCACAGTAGCTTATACAGGTAATGGTAGTTCAAATAGAACTATTGAGGGGTTAGGATTTAGCCCATCATTACTATGGTTAAAATCAAGAACAACATCAGAGCAACATTATATATTTGATAGTATAAGGGGTCATTCTAAATATTTACATCCAAATTTAAGTAATGCACAAGGAACAGACGCAACTACAAGATTAAAAGAATTTTTAGATGATGGATTCAAACTTGGTAATGAATTATCTGTAAATCAAAATAATGAAGATTTTATTGCTTGGGCTTGGAAAGCTGATGATAACGAACCGACAATCTTTGGAGGACCTGCAAGAGCAGTATATAAATTTGAGGATAATGCCAATGATGTGACTGGTAATTATAATGGGACTGCTACTAATGTGTCGTATGTTACAGGTAAATTTAACAAAGCAGCTGATTTTAATGGTTCTGACTCTGCGTTTACTTATAGCACAAGTGTAATTAATGTAGCATCTGACCATTCAATATCATTTTGGTTAAATATAGATACTATTGCTACTCAAATGATTATTTGGAATCACGATAGTAATATTAGAATGACAAGTGGTGGAAACATTTTATATAGAAGAAATACATCAGGTGTTGCATACGATATTACATCATCAACTACTTTATCAACAGGTCGTTGGTATCATATAGCTGCTTCATTTAATACATCAAGTGGAATGGCTTTATATATTGATAATGTTGCACAAGGAACTAATTCATACACAGGGGGTGTTGATAGTAAAAGTGGAGATTTTGGTTTAATGTATAGAGTTGATAGTAATAGTGAACATGCTGATGGAAAAATAGACCAAGTAAGATTTTTTAACAAAACAATATCAGCAAGTGAAGTAACTACATTATACGAAGAAAACTCACTTGTAGCTTCTTATAGATTTGAGGGTAATAGTAATGATGATAGAAGAACTTTTAATGGTACAGATACAAGTGTTACGTATGAGTATGGACTTGGATTCCAACCTGATTTTGTTTGGATAAAAAATAGAACAACAACAGGATACGAACATTTTTTGTTTGATTCTACAAGAGGTGCAGGAGGTAATAAAAGTATAAACTCTGATTCTAATAATGCTCAAGGAGCAGAAAACACAGCTGCTTATGGTTATTTATCGTCTTTTGATACAGGTGGATTTACATTAAATGCAGGAACATCAAGTGCAGTTACAGTTAATAAAGATGGAGACGATTATGCAGCTTGGGCTTGGAAAGCAAACGGAGGAACTACAAGCAGCAATACAGATGGAAGTGGTACAAGTACAGTGCAGGTAAACAGTGATGCAGGGTTTAGTATAGCTAAAATGACTTTTGCAGGTGCAGGTTCTATTGGACACGGTCTTGGAGTAACCCCTGATTTAGTTCTTTTAAAAGGTTTATCTGCTGCAGAAGATTGGCAAGTATATCATACTGCTACTGGAACAGGTAAATATTTAAAATTAAATACAACTGATGCGGTCGCAACAAGAGCTGATTCTTTTTCAACAGTGAACTCCACTATCGTAACTAACAATTGGACTGGTGCAAGTGTTGATTGGATTATGTATTCTTTTGTAAGTGTCGATAACTTTTCAAAGTTTGGTTCATACACAGGTAATGGTGGTACTTCTAATATTGTAGAAATTGGTTTTGAACCTGCATTTGTAATGATAAAATATGTAGATGAAGCTGACCAATGGATACTGCACGATAATAAAAGAGATTTAATTAACCCAAGAACTGCTAATTTAAGAGCAAACTCATCTGATGCAGAAATTGAATATGCAGATTATGCTATAAACTTTTTATCAAATGGTTTTGAATTACTTACAAATCAATCAGGACAAAATAAAGATGGGGGTGAATATCTATATATGGCATTTGCTGCAGATCCTGATACAGAAGTACCAACACTTGCAAGAAGTTTTAATACTGTTACTTGGACTGGTACTGGCTCATCACAAACTATTAATGGTTTAGGATTTGCACCTAATTTAGTTTGGATAAAACAAATCGGTGGCACTACTTGGCACAATATTCAAGATACAATAATAGGTGCTACTAAACATTTATATACAAATGCTACTAATGCTTTAGACACAACCTCTAATGGTTTAACAAGTTTTGATTCAGATGGGTTTACACTTGGTGGTGGAAATGGTTTTAATGGCAGTAGTCAAAGTATGGTTGGTTGGGCTTGGAAAGCTGATGATAACGAACCTACAATCTTTGGGTTACCAGTAGATGCAGCAGCAGTAGCAGTTTATAAATTTGAAGATAATGCAGATGATGTTACTAATAATTATGATGGTACGGCAACAAATGTAACTTATACTGCAAGTGGTAAATTTAATAAAGGTGCAACATTCCCAAGTTCAGATAGTAAAATTAATTTACCAACTGACTTTGGTGCAGAGGGAGAGTTTTTTAGTATTAGTTTATGGTTTAAAACATCTTCTGCAAATGGTTCTTATATGTTTTCTAAAAGAACTGGAAATAATACATTTCATATAAGAATAGATAATTCTTTTTCACCATCAGGAAAAATTTGTGTTAATAATTGGCAAAGTACTGCATCTGCAAGTGCTAATGCACAATCGACAAGTGGTGGATATGCTGATGGGAATTGGCATCATTTTGTTTTCACTTATAATGGTACTGCATCTAACAGAACTGTATGTTATATAGATGGTGCTTTAGATTCAGGTATGACTTTAGATTACAATTTAGATACTCAAAGTGTTACTAATGGTAATAACATTGGTAATTTTGATGGGGATAGCCACCAATTTAGCGGAACTTTAGATCAAATAAGAGTTTATGATAAAACTTTAGATGCTGCAAGTGTTACAAAATTATATAATGAAACAACTGCACAAAATAGTACATTAAATATAGGAACTCAAGGAGTAGATAGTGCAGAATCAATAGTTAGTGCAAATGCTAATGCAGGATTTAGTATTGTTAAATACAAAGGAACTGGTGTTGCAGGAACAAAAATTCCTCACGGATTGTCAGCTGCACCTGAAGTAATGATTATAAAAAGTTTAGATTCAAGTTTATATTGGGCAATATATCATAAATATAACACAGGTTCAAGTGGTAATTCAGCAACAGAAAGATTAAAATTACCTGGAACAAGTGCAACAGCAACAACATCTATTTATTGGAATAGTACTGCACCAACTGCAACTGAATTTACTATTGGAACAGACACAGATGTAAATACAAATGGTGATGACTTTATTGCTTATTGTTTCCACGCAGTATCAAATTTTAGTAAGTTTGGAAGCTATACTGGGACAGGAACAGGAACTAATCAATTAATAAATACAGGATTTCAACCTGACTGGGTAATGTTTAAAGATGCTTCTGCAGGTGGTTCTTGGTGGATGCAAGATTCTGTAAGAGGTGCTGATGGAAGTTTAAAAGCAAATGATGATTCAGCTAAAACAGTTACTAATTATGTAAGTTTTGAATCAAATGGGTTTAGAGTTAGTGGTGATGCTAACGGAACATCAACTTGGGTATATTTTGCGTTTAAAATAAATTAAAATAATAGTTATGGCAGATTTAGATTTAGAGGAAATCAAAAAAAAGAAGTTCAACATTAGCGTTGAAAATATGATAACGATAGGAATGGTTATTGTTACTGTTACTGGTATGTGGTATTCTTTACAAGGTGATATTGAAGAAGCTAAAAAGCTGCCTGAACCTGAAGTTACAAGGACAGAATTTTCATTGAAAGACGAATTAGTCAGATCTACAATACTTTCTACACAAGAAAAAGTTGAAGAAAATTCAGAAAAACTCGATAAAATAGATGAGAAATTATACGAAATAATAATAAAAGAATGAGACTTATAATATTAGCTTTACTATTTAGTGTGTTTAGTTATGGTCAAGAGATAACTACAGTTCATTTTAATTATAAATGGAACGAAAGCAATAGCTTTAATAAATTAGATAGGTTAAAAAACACAAAGGTACAATATGCTTATGTAGAGGAACAAAGTGAGAATCTTAAAAGGTCAATAAAAAGCGTTCCCACAATCGTGTTATATCTCGAAAACAAGCCGATAGCAAGATTTGAAGCAGGTTTAACTATGAGAATATCAGTTTCATTAGATAGCATACAATCCATAGTTGATAAATACAAGAAATAATGAATGACTGGACACCATCTATATTAGGTTTTTTTGTGAGTTTAATTAGCATAGCAGAATTTAACGAATATATGAATAGTGTTCTAATTGTAGTAACTCTTATTTATACTGCAATAAAACTTAAAGATATGATATTTAAAAAAAAATAAATTATGGCAAAGATATTTGAATATTTAGCACAAAAGATTAGAAACTTCAACCATTGGTTTGCTACTGGTTGGAACAAAATCATCAAAAAATTATTAATCAAATTTTAATTATATTTGTAGTATAAAAATTATAAGTTATGGCAAGTACAGTATTCAACGGAACGAATTTATTAATTAAAATTGCAGATGATGCAGGTTCTCCTGCTACAATAGGACACACTACATCGTGTTCAATTTCATTTACAAACGATATGGCAGATGCCACTACAAAAGATTCAGCAGGATTCTCTGAAGTTATTGCAGGGTTAAGATCAGCAGAAATATCTTTTGATGGTTTAGTTGATTATACTGATGCTAATGGTGGTAAAGAAATCGCACACAAACTACTTACAAGACAAAAGTGTGATTTTACATTTGGTACTGCAGCAACTGGTGATACGATTTATAGTGGAGAAGGATTCATTTCTTCTTGTGAAATAAGTGGTGCAATGGAAGAAGCAGTTACTTATTCAGGTACTATTACAGTTACAGGTGCAATCACAGAATCTACTAACTAATACTAAATAGTTGATTTTTAATGTGTAATTGTTATATTTGTTATTGTAAACTATTTTAAATGACAAAACAAAGAGGTTATTACACTCTTAAAATAGGGGGAAAGAATCGTACATTACACTTTAGTATGAACTTTTGGGCAACCTTTACAGATATGCTCGATATTTCACTTGATGAAATTGGTGGTGTTTTTGAGAAAGGTGTTTCACTTAAAGCTATCATTACGATAGTATATGCAGGAATTTTAACTTACGATCAAGAGAATAAAAAAGAAATTGACTATGATAACTTTGATGTTGGTAATTGGCTTGAAGATGTTACTTCAGAGGACATTGAGAAGATTATTAAGGCAATGACCGAATCTCGAATCTTGGGTAATGATTTAAATGCAGGTTTAAGCAGAAACCCAAAAGATGATTCAAAAAAAAAATAACCGATAAAACTTCTTGGGAAGATATAATTGATTTCTACATTGGTTATTGTGGTATAAATCCAAATGAGTTTTGGACTAATACATTTAAAGAAAACAAACTTCTTTCAGAATCCTTTGTAATTAGGATAAATGCCGAGTGGGAACAGTTTAGATATTTAGCTGCAATGATACATAATGTCAATGTGGGTAAAAAATCTGATATGATAAAACCACATCAACTCTTTGAATTGCCACAAGATAATATTAAGCGAAATAAAGCTAAAACATCAAGAGAGGATTTCGAAAAGTATGTAGAACTCATTAATAGTAAGTTGAATAAAAAATAGTTATTTTTGTACTATGGCAGATAAAAATTTCAGATTACTTTTTGAGTTTATTGCAAAAACTGCAAAATTTAATTTAGACATAGCAAAATCTCGTGGTAAGATAAAACAATTTAGTAGCGATATGACCAAATTTGGTCGTACTATGTCCACAAGGGTTTCAATTCCACTTGCAGCAGTTGGTACATTAGCTTTAAGACAAGCAGCTAAATTTGAAAGATTAAGAGTTACTTTAAATACACTTACAGGATCTGCCGATGCAGGTGCTAAATCTTTTGAAAGATTAGTACAATTTAGTGCAGAAACACCGTTGCAATTAGAAGAACTTACAAGAGTAAACAATATGTTAATGGGATTTGGGCAATCAACTGATGATGCTTTTAAATCTCTAAAAATGCTTGGTGATGTATCTGCTATAACAGGTGGTAATCTTACAGGTATAGCAGTAGCATTTGGTCAAGCTGCTGCAGAAGGGCGTGTGATGACAAGGGACTTACGCCAATTTATAAACAATGGGGTGCCTATATTACAACTTCTTTCTGAAGAAATGGGTGTTGCAGAGGGTAAAATAATGGATTTAGCTTCAGAGGGCAAACTTACATTTGACATTTTAAATACTTCATTTGAAAAAGCTACAAGCGAAGGTGGAAGGTTCAACAATGGTCTTAAGATACTTTCGCAAACATTAGAGGGGTTATTTAGTACATTAAAAGATAATATCAATATTGCACTTGCAGAGCTTGGTCAAGAGATTGCAGAAACATTAAATTTAAAAGATGGTATTCCTGCGCTTTCAAAAAAAATTGGTGAGTTAGTTAAAGATTTTAAGAATTTAGATGATGATACACAAAAGTTTATAATTAACGCTGCATTACTTGCAGCAGCAATACCACCAATTACATTGGTATTGGGTGCATTAATATCTTCTATTGCTACAATTACAACTGCAGTTATGGCGTTAAATCCTTTAATTACAGGACTAATATTTGTTTTAGGAACATTATCAACAACTTTTTTAACTGCAAGAGCATCAGGAATATCGTTTGGTGATACTCTAAAAAATTTACTTAAATCAGGTGGACAAGGTGGTGTTTTTGCTGCATTACAAGCACAATCATTAGCTGCAAAACTTCAATTAGATGAATTAAAAAAATCTATGGAAGGTGTTATGGGACCTTTGCAAAAAGGACAAACAAGAAATTTGCAAAATTTATTATTTCCTGGTGCTACAACTGCAACAACTGGTACATCATCATCAACTTCACCAATAGAATCTGATGCAATGGGTGGTGGATTTTTAGGAATAAATCCATTTAAATTAGGCACAGGTTTCCAATCTCTTGCAGGTATTGTGACAACAGAACTTCCAAGAATGACTACTGTTACTAACGGTTTTGCATTATCATTAGAAGATATGACTAAAAAGTTTCAAGATTTTAAAGTAAATGCAATAGTACCAGTAGTAGAAGCGACAAAAACATTTGGAGAACAAATAATACCTCAAATCGGCATTGCTTTAAGAGATGGTTTTGCAGCTATTGCAGAAGGAGAAAGTCCACTAAAAAGAATTGGAACTATATTAAAAGGATTAGTTGCAAGATTACTTGCAGCAGCAGCAGCAGCAATGCTTCTTGGTGCATTTTTAGGTGGTGCAGGGGGTGGTTCTGCAATTCTTACAAGAATGGGTGGTATAAAAGGTTTATTTACCCAATTCTCTGGTATTGAGTTAGCACGAGGTGGTATTGTATCAGGTCCAACTAACGCTCTTATTGGAGAATATCCTGGTGCAAGATCAAATCCTGAAGTAGTAGCACCGTTAAGTAAACTAAAAACTATGTTAGGAACAAGTGGTGCAATGCAAGGAGAGTTTGTTTTAAGAGGTCAAGATTTAGTTGTTGCTTTACAAAGAGCA